AGGTGGGTTGGGTTGGACCTGACATCGAGGTGCTGTCTTCATCGCCTTCAGCAACGGCCGTGACTACCTGCACATTTCCGTTGGGGTCCTCGATCTGATCGGCGATGAAATATTCGTTGAGCGGCAGCCAGTTGAACAGCGACGGATAGAGCGCATCGATGTTCCCGGTCACGCTGTCGGAATAAGCGATCTTCGTCACGCTCTGCAGCGGCGAACGCAGCAGCTTGATCATCTGCGAGTAATTCCACAGCGTTGTGGAATAGCGAGGCAGTGAGTAATAGCTGGGCGGATAGGCCATCTGCGACATTACGGTGTCGACGAAGTAAGGAAACGCATCGAGCACCTGGATATAGCCCTTGTTCACGATCGATCGGCCGGTGAAGCCTTCGACTTCCTCGCGCGCGGACTGGATCAGATCCTTGATGTAGGTGTCATCATTCGACACTCCCACCTTCAAGAAATTTCTGACGTCAGTCAGCGACAGGGGCTCAGCAACGGGCGCAACGGCTTCGATCAGATAGGCCATCTGGATTCTTTATCCGACCTTGCGCCGGAGAAAGCCTGGCTTCCTGGAGGCACCAGCTTGCGCCGGCGAGACGGCACGCTCCGCGATCGGAGCGACGGCCATCGATTCCGACTTCAGCTCTTCGGCTGTACCGCCTTGGATCATGGCTCTCGCTGGAACCGGCGCCATGTCGAGCACCTGGCCGGTGCTCTTAATACGAACGCGAATCATCTTCATGAATGAGAACCTTTCTCGACTTCAAACAAAAACCGACTGAAGAAACCGCCCTGGGCAACCGACAGAGCGGTTCCTTCAATCGTGCCGGGACACGAGAGGAAGCCCGGAAGGATTTAAGTGATGGTTACGCCCGAAGACGCTGTGGGGATCCATTTGCCGTTCCGCGCGAGCAGTTCGACGAAAGATCCTTGGGTGCCGTTGAAGGTAACCAGGTGATGGGCGGGAGTGATCGCGTTCGCCGGGCAGGTCACGGTATGCGCATGGCCTGAGTTGTCGACGATCGTGATGGTGAGCCCGTCATTGCCGCCAGCCGATGGAGCTCCGGCCGCGGGCGCCGCCAGCGTCGTAGCGTCAACACCAGCAGTCTCGATGAAGCTGGTGCCGACGATCGGCGTGTTGGTCTGGGTCGAGCTACCCGGGGGCAACATGAGCGCGCCCGCACCGCCGGTGATGACATCGGTAGTGCCAGTAAGCACTTCATATTGCGTAGGCAGGTTCCCCGCCTGGGCCATCGGCGTATCGTAGTCAGGCGACAGCGGCCCGACCAGCGCACCGGGCACCTGTGCGGTGATTTGCGTCATGAACTTGGTACCACCGAAAACCAGCAGCAGCAAGAACTGGTTGATAAGTCTGGTGATCATTGGAATTCTCCTGTTTCTGAAATTTTGTGAGCCAGTGGATCCAGGCCGCTCCGAAGAGCGGCCCGTCTCCGTTTTGTCGCGACTAGCTGGAGGCCTGCTGCAGATAGCAGACAGGGTGCGTGCCGGCGTCGAGCAATTGACCGTCAGCGCGGCTGAAGCCGATCAGAGCGAGCTGCCCGTAATCGGCAAATCTCTCCCTCAGAGTTACGATCCCGAGCTCTTTCACTCGACGAATGACGTACTTATCGAGCTGGCCAAACAGCACCGTGTTCTGGTTGGTGGTAGCGACGGCTGGAACCGGCGTCATGTCATTGTTGATGAAGTACGGATAGTCATTGATCCGATCCGGTTCGGCTGAGGCTACGGAAGGCTTCCACAGCGGACGGCCGTACTTATCGAGCAGCACCTTGATCCGGCGCAACGTCTGATCGTGGAACATGTAAGCCGCGCCGCGACGATAGAGCGGATCCACTGTGTGCTCGAGGTTGTCGAGATCGGCCGAGCCGATGGAGGTTCCACCGGTTTCAGCACCGCCGTCGTTTCCGGCCGCGCCGGCCGCGATGAGCGGTATGCCGTAGCCGTTGTTGGCGCCAGTCCATGGCGTGAGGCTGGGCGTGCCGCATGCCGCAATCGTCGCGGTGACGATTCCGTTGGGCGCATTCGTACCGGTGCCCACGGTGAACTGGTTGTTGTAAATACGGCCGATGCGGATGGCGAGCTTCTTCTTCAGATAGCTTTCCATGTCGAAGGCCGAATCCTGCATCAGTTCGAGCGAGAGCTTCACCATCTTGGAGCTGAACTTCCAAGCTCCAAAGAGCACCTGCCCGATCGTGACATCCTTCTCGGTGACCTGCTGTCCTTCGCCCACCAACTCACCCATGATGCTGGTGTCGTTGTCGGTCGGGTAGGGCAGCGGCTGACCGGTCGCCGTGTCCATGATTTCCGCCACGAGGAGCATCGGCCCGTAATACTTCAGGGCTTCTTCCACGTCGTAGACGAAGCCTTTGGGCACGAAGTAACCGCCCAGAGAGAGCGATCCGATACCCATGTCACGCTTTTCTTTGTCGCCGATCTCCGGGCCGCCGAGCAGGAAGCCGCGGAAGTCTTCGTGGCGTCCCATCACGATCTCGCGATCGTCGGCAGAACAACGGGTAGTGTCACCGAGTCCGAACGCCGTCAGGTAATTCTTGAAGGCGTCGAAGTAGCGGCGATTCAGCCCTTCGATGGTCTGGCGCACATCCGCATGCACGGCCTCGAGAGCCAGGTTCTTGAAGTTAAGCTGGCCACCACGCTTGATGACCTGGACGCCATGACGCCGAAGAGCAGCATCGTAGATCTGGATGTGCTGGGCACGGGAAGTTCCAGGTCCACCGATCGGATCCTCGCCGGGACGCTGGGTGCCGGTGAGTTCGCGGTCAAGGTTGGTGATTCGAGCTTCGCGCTCATTGTCGGCAACGATCTGATCGCGCTCGGCTACCAGAAAACAGAGAGTGCCTGATGCCGGGTTGTCGACGCTGTGGCCATCGCCACCGAAATCGATCTTATCGAATGCGGAGCGGGCATCTTTTACCTGCTGTGCGGTTGACTTCTTGTCAGCGATCGTGCGGCGGAAGCCCTGCGCCTGCTCATTCAGGCGCCCGAGCTCCTGGCGGATCGCGCTCAGTCTCGTTTGACTCATGGTAATTGTCCTCGTAGTACGAATTCGGCCCGCCGGGATCCTCCGGATCCGGGCTGCGCGTTTTCGGGAATCACACTTCGGCTTTCACGCCGAGCCGCATCCGGCGTGCAACTCCCGTTAGAAATGTTTGTGTGTGTGCTTTTTAGGCAATCGGCTTCAGGCCGTGAATGAGAAGACGCGCATCGATCGCTTCGACGTTCGCGTTGCGATCGTCTCCGTCGTTGTCGCCTTCTCCGGTGTGATCACAATTCTTGTCATCGCAGGCAGCTTCGCTGCAGTTCTCGCAATCTCCAACCTGGCATTCCGGGCAGGTGCACTCGCAATCTTCGCCCCCGCCCACGGATCCGCGCGCGCTCCTCGAGTCCATGCAACGACAATTCTTTTCGTCGCCACAGTCGACCATGTGATCAGCGCAGTTGTCGCACTTGCCATCGCGCTTGCAGGCGACACAACGACAATCGCATTCAGCTTCTTTCTTTTTACCGCGCTCGATCGCCGCGCGAACCTCGGCCGGCAAACCCTCGATAGAGAGAACGCGGCTGCGCATCTCTTCCGATCGGGCACCCACGCTCGTACCGGTGTATGCCGGATAGGTGACCGGACCGACGTCATAAAGATCGACATCCTCGATCTCACGCGTGCTGATGGTCTTCCCGTTTTCGGTTTCTTCCCGCCAGGTCTGCTTCGTGACATTGAATGCGAAGCTGCAACCATCGAGATCGCCGCGGTCGACGGAGGTGCGAACGTCTCGGCCGAGCTGCGTATCCGGCATATCGTTAGTGAAGCTCAGACCTTTGTCGTCCTGCTTCATCCGCAATGTTCCCGCAGTTGTACGACCCAGCAGATGGTTGGGATCGTGATTGAAGAGGCAGCGAACATCCTGCTTTTCTTTGAGCGCGCGGGTAAAGGTGCCAGGCTTCACGATCTCCACCACACGACAGGAAGGACTTTCCCAGAGGACGTATTCCTCGTCGAAGACGGCCGCGTAACCTTCAATGCCAGGCGTTTCGTTCTTGGTGGCGCGAACCTGCGCGCCTTTTACAAATCGGCGTTCGATCATAAGGGCATCTCCTCGGTTTCTTCTTTTGCCGCGGCGGTGGCCGCGTTGCGGTAGGCTTCGACAGCCAACGCGCGGACGGCACGAAGCAATTCACGCTGCGCGATCGCATCAGCGTTGCCGTTCGCTGTGGACCAAGATTCGTTCTTCGATCGATGTTGCATGGTTTCCAGGTAGCCGGCGAGGAAGCGCGAGCCTTCGAGTCCGTCAGGAATCGCGGCGGCGCCAAACATCTCGGCCGCATGCTGCCCGAGCTCCTCGCCGATGCTGACCAGGACCGGCATGAAAACCTGCCGGAATGCCTTCAGATCTCCGTCTGATCTCACACAAATGCGCCCAAAAGCATCGCGGAAGATCCGCGAATATGCCCGGCAGACACGGGAAACCAGCAATCGGTTGCGTTTGTTTTTGTCCGGCTTGTCACCGGCTTCGTTTTCGTCTTCTTCGTTGTCAGCCGCGGCGCCAGGCAGCGCTGGAGTTTCGAAAAGCTGATCGGTAGGCGCCATATTGATCTGCATCCACGTGGCGTCAGCGGCCTTCGACGGGAGCGGATTGTCGTTTAGCCTGGCGCGCGCATCATTCGGTTGCCACACTCCCCACTGCACCATCGCCTGAATGAATGAGCGGAGATCATCGGCCGCGGGAGTCACAAGAGGCCAGGTATCGAAGAACACACCGAAACTTCGTTTGGCGCTCCGGCCGTTCGCCGGCCGCGGAAAAAGCTTCCGCTTGATTTCTTGCTCCCAACACTTCAGGTCAGGAGAAAGTGAAAACGTTAAGAACTCCTGGCCAATCTGTTCAACATTGGCGCGGCTGGCCTTCTCTGTCACGCCCACCATGTGTGGAGGTACGTTGCCCATCACGCGACAGATCTCCGCGATTTGAAAGGTGCGAGTCTCGATGAACTGGCCCTCATCGGGCTTCGTCGACGTCGGGGTGTATTCCATTCCGGCGTCGAGCAACAACGGCCGATTCACATTCTCGCCGCCCCATGCTTCATTTAGCTCCTGGCGCCACTTCGAGAGATCCTCCGGACTCAGCGTTCCTGGAAACTTGAAAATCCCGTATCCCACAGCGCCATTGCCGAAGAACTTTCCTCCGAATTTCTCAGTTGCGAGGGCCAGGCCGAAAGCGTTGCGGGCAAGCTGAACAACATCCTGGCCGAGTCGACCGTCGAGAGCCAGGCCGGGCATGTGCAACATGTCCGAAGGAAGAATGCCCCGC